GTGACAGACATTCGCCTTCCCCGCCTGATGGACCGCAGCCTTCGTGAGCTGTGCCGGCTGGAGCCCTCGTCCCTGTCCATCGAGGAGAACCTGACGCCCCTCTCCACCGCGGTGATGACGCTGCCCGCCGCCGGGCCCCAGGTGGAGACCGGGCAGTTCGTGGAGCTGTTCACCCTTCAGGGGAGCGCCGGCCTGTTCCGTGTGGAGCAGGTGGAGCGCAACTATCAGACCTCCACCCGGGTGTATCTCTCCCACAGCCTCATCACCCTGGCAGACAGCCTGTACATCACCCCGGAAGCAGAGGGGGCACTTTCCGTCCCGCAGCTGTTCCGCGGGATCCTCTCCCAGCAGAAGCTGTGGCAGGCCGGCCGTATCGAGGTACCCTCCGGCACGAAAGTCACCATCGAGGGAAGCGGCAGCCTGCTGGACGCCCTTTCCGAAATGATGGACGCTCTGCCTGATTACCGCCTTGCCTTCGACCACACCACCCAGCCCTGGGCGCTGCATCTGCTGGCCCTGACGGAGGCCTGTGCCACCGAGTGCCGCCTGACCCGTAATCTCCGCAGCCTGACGGTGGAAACAGACCGGTCCGAGCTGTGCACGCAGCTCTTTCTACCTGATATCGCCGAGCCCCTGGTGGCTGATACCATTGACCAGTGGGGAGCTGTCAGTGCCCAGCTTTCCGCCGATGCCGACCTGGGCGAGGCGGAGCTGCGTACCCGTGGCCAGCAATATCTGGACAAGCACAAAAACCCGCAGGTCACCGTTTCGCTGGAGGCGCTCGAGCTGTGCGGGATCACCGGCGCCGCGCTGGACAGCTTCCGTCTGGGCGGCATGTGCCGCGTTTGTCTGCCGGATCATCCCACGCCCCTGACGCAGCGTATCGTAACGCTCTCCTGGCCGGATGTATACGGCACCCCCGAAGCGGTGAAGGTGACCCTGGCCAACAAGCCGCAAACTGCCACCACCCTTCTCTCCAGCCTGGTGGTGGACACCACCCGCATCCGCAAGCGCGTGGTGGAGCAATGGGACGAGCTGGACACGCAGAAGTCGCTGCTCATCGCTGCCCAGAACGATATCACCCTCTGCGCCAAAGACATGATCACCCTGCGCTCCGGCGTGGCTGAAAACACAGCCCAGATCACGCTCATGGACGGGCAGATCACCGCCAACGCCAATGCCATCTCCCTGAAGGCCGACCGCATCGAGCTTGACGGCTATGTCACCATGGAGGCCTTCAACTCCGCCTTCGCCCGGATCGACAATCTGGAATCCGGTCTGACCACAGCCAGCTGGCTGCGCACCTCCGACCTGACCGTCAAGGATTCGGCAAGCATCAACCTGCTGAACTGCACAACCGGCAGATTCGACCGGCTGACCATCAATGGTCTGACTCTTACGACCAGAACCGTCACCGTGCTGACCGGCGCCAGCTTCCAAGCCACCGGCACCGTCGCCATCCGTGACGCTGCAGGCAACGTCACCGGCTATGCCATCACGGGCGGCAACGTTAATTGCAGCACCAAAGAAATCACCTACGTCGCATTCGCCTAAAGGAGGGAACCATATGAATCCTACCATTTTCAAGGTCTTGCAGGCCCTGAATCAGCTGGATGTGCGCGGCGAACAAAACCATGAGCTGGTCCTGTTCTGCATCCAGAAGCTCAAGCCCCTGCAGTCCATGCCCTATACGCCTGAAGCTCCCGGGGAATCCCCCAGCGCCGGGGAGGTGAAGTGACATGGCCATCACCACCACCTTCCGTTATCAGATCGACCCGCAGCAGGGCGGCGAGAGCATCATCCTCAAGCAGCCGCTGTCCTCGCTGGACAGCCGCGCGCACGTTTTCACCATCGTCCTGATGAACGGCGAGGCCGCCGCCAATCTGGCCGACACGACCTGCACCGGCTGGTTCATCCGTTCGGACGGCGTCACCGTGCCGCTGGAGGGCGTTATCTCCGGCAATACGGTCACCTTCACCCTGGCGCCCAACTGCTATACCGTGCCCGGGCGATTCAAGCTGTCTGTCAAGCTGGAATCCTCCAGTGTGATTCACACCCTGCTGCGTGTTCAGGGGTATGTGGAGGTCTCCCGTACCGACAGCCTGACCAGCGCCGGCAGTGCGGTAAGCTCCTTCGACGCCCTGATCGCCGAAGTGAGCGCCATCTCTAAACGCGACCGCGTCTTCAATCTTCTGGACAACAGCGATTTTACCGCGCCTGTCAATCAGCGAAGCTGGCTGAACAAAACCCAGGTTGCCAAGAGCTCCTATTTTCTGGACAGATGGATGGCTGCCACCGGCAATACCATAACGCCCACGCTTTCCTCCCATGGTCTGACGGCTGACGGAGAATTCTTCCAGCTCATTCCCAAATCCGGCCTTGTGGGCAAGACGCTGACAGCCGCTGTCGGCCTTTCCGACGGCACGGTACTCGCGAAAAAGGGCGTTGTTCCCGCTGACGGCACCTGGTCCAATTTCATCAACACGAGCGTGAACGGTACCAATCTGTTGCTTACCAACTCTTCCGAAGATATGCTGCGCTTCAGGATCTTCTGCAACGGCAACACGGTGCGCTGGGCAGCGCTCTACGAGGGCGAGTATACCCGCACCACACTTCCGCCCTACCAGCCCAAAGGCTATGCCGCGGAGCTTATCGAATGTATGCGGTACTTCCGCAAGATCCAGGGTACAGGCCGCGCGACGGGCTTTTGCACCACGTCAGCGGCTTACATGGGACTGCCGCTGACCATCCCCATGCGTATACCCCCCACGCTGACGGTGACCGACTACGGCACACTCCGTGTTAATGGCAACAACATCACACCCACGGGAGCCAGCATCAGCGCTGCCACGAATGACAGTCTCAACATCCAGCTGGCTTTCAGCACCACCAGCGGCATCGCAAATCATGTGGGCGTGTGGACAAGCCCGGTGTTTACACTTTCTGCCGACTATGCGCTGTAAGGAGGATCGACCATGGAACATGAATTGAAGCCCTGCGGGGTATACATCCGCGCGGATGAAACCAACCGGATCACCGCCATCAATTCCGGCGCTTTCCTGCCTGACACGGAGGGCTGGACACTGATCGACCAGGGCTACGGCGACCGTTATGCCCATGCCCAGGGAAACTATCTGCCCATGCCCCTGGTGGACGACCGCGGCGTTTGCCGCTTCAAACTGGTGGAGGGCGTCGTGACTGAGCGCACCGCCGCCGAAATGGACGCGGACTTTGCCGCCCTGCCGCCCCCTGAGCAGACCAACGAGGAGCTGCTGCTGGAGATTGCCGCCAATCACGAATACCGGCTCTGCATGATGGAGCTGGGCCTGAATGAAAGCGAGGTTATGTAAAATGACTTACAAACTGTGCAAACGCCTGATCGCGCTGGATAAACTGACTGCCGATATGCTGGATGTCTACTATGCAGCCGGCCGTCTGACCGGCGCGGAGTACACCGAGCTGATCCAGCTGCTGTGATCAGCCCCGCCACAGGAGGCATTCCATGACACAGATCCTCATGAGCAGCTTTCTTGCCGGCATTGAAGCCATTGCCGCCGAGCAGCCGACCTATCAGCCGGGCCATGACGGCAGCGACGGGCAGTGCGATTGCATCGGTCTGATCATCGGCGCGCTGCGCCGTGCGGGAGGCGAGTGGAACGGCATTCATGGCAGCAACCATGCCGCCCGGAACGAGATGCGCTCCATCACCCCCATCAGCAATGCATCCGGCCTTTCCGCCGGCGAGCTGGTCTTCAAGGCCCACGAAACATCCAGCGCCGGCTACGCCCTGCCCAGCCGTTATGACAATCACCCCGACCAGCTGGACTATTATCACGTGGGTGTGGTACTCAGCGTTTCTCCGCTGCGGATCGTCCACTGCACCACCCCCGGCATCGTGTATGACGCCAGGCTGGGCCAATGGAGCCACCACGGAAGCCTGCGTATGATCGCACAGGAGGAATCCCCCGCCGCATGCTCCCTGACCACCGCCACCGTCACCGCAGCAAGCGGCAGCACGGTCAATCTCCGCCAAAGCCCCGGCGGCGCTCTGGTGGAGCGAGTTCCCGTCGGTGCCGGCGTAACCGTGACAGACCGCCAGGATAGCTGGTGCCGCGTGACCTGGGGCAGCTATTCCGGCTGGATGATGAGCAAATATCTCATTCAGAACAGCGCGGCCGATCAGACAGACAAAACCATCACCCTTACCCTGTCCCGAAGTGACGCCGAGCGGCTTCGCACCGCTCTGGACAGTGCCCTGGAATGGGAGGAATGCCCATGAGCGACACGATCATCGTAGGTCTGCTCACCCTGCTGGGTACGCTGACGGGTACCTTCGGCGGCATCATCACCGCCAGCAAGCTGACCACCTACCGCATCGAGCGGCTGGAAGAAAAGGTGGATAAGCACAATGGCATGATCGAACGTATGTATACCGCCGAGGGCGCCATCACCGAGCTGCGGCACGACGTGCGCGACCTGAAGAACTATCACCGACCCAATTGAGAAAGGATGATGCCAATGGAACAGAATCGTTTGCTCTCCCCTGTTGTATGGGGCGCCATCGCCGCGCAGGTCCTGGCGATCCTGGTGACGCTGGGCGTCATCGACACCGGCGTGAGCGAGGCCCTTGACGCATTGGCCGCCAGTGTGCTGCAGCTGCTGGTAGCCTTCGGCGTACTGAATAATCCCACCAGTAAAACGGATTTCTAA